GTGATGCGATTGCTCCCCACGGTTAACGGTGTGGCTTGTCCCGCACCGATGGAAATTTCGTTCGCGAACGTGGACGGCTTCTATTCAAGTGTCGCGTGGAATGTGCCTGCGCCTTCAGTAGAAGGCGGTTTCGGAAGCGGCGGCAATCTTCCAGAATTGCTCCCGCCTGCGGGCCTGTGTTTCCTGGCCGCCGGCAACGCGTTGACGCCCGATTCGAAGCATGACGACATCACGCCGATGCTCGGCCACGACATCAAGCGCAAGATGCAGACCTATGCGCCGCAGAGCATGGAAGTCGAAGCGCTGCTCGAGCCGGACGACGCCTACGCGGTGTGGGAGTGGTTCGAGAATGTGCTGCGCTCCGGCTCCGACAAGTTCGCGGCGCGTGTCGCTGAACTGGGCCCCAACTCGCAATACTTCATCTCGCAATGGGCCGCGCCGCCCCAGTGGGAAGCCATGCACCTGGGCCGCTACCGGCTGCGCGGCCGGCTCATCATGAGCGGCGCCGGATGGAGTCTTCCGCCCAATACCGTGACGCTCGCGCTCGAGTTCGGCATGTCGCTCTTCGGATCCGCAACCGTGCGCGCGCCGATCGAACTGGCGGTCGAGTTCGCGATGAAGCTGCGCGTGCACAATCCGCTGCGCGTCGAGTTCGCGATGCCGCTCGAGGCCTATGTTCCATCGTATGAGCTTCGCGAAGACGGCGGGCGCGAGCTTCGCGAAGATGGCGGCTACGAACTGAGGGAATGAACCATGGCTGACAAGAAAGCATCGCTCGAGGACGACGGCGCGCCGGCGCTGCTCACCGACATCGTTCGTATCTCGCGGTCAGGCACCGGCAGCCTTCGTCTCGACTTGCAGGATGTGCGCGACCTCATCCGCGGCGACATCGTCACCGACTCGACGACCAGCCGCGATGCCACGAATGACGACGACGGCATGTACATCCGCTTCACCAGCGCATCGGCCAAGTCCTACCTGCTGCCGGATGACGCGAGCAGCGATGCGCTCGCGGCCGGCTTCGAATGCCGCGTGCGCAACATGGGCGCCGGCAATCTGGTGATCACGGCATCCACCGACGTGATGATCAACTCGCCGGCCGGTGCCGACCTGACACTGGTCACGAATGAGACCAGGACGATCAAGCGCGTCGGCAGCGGCGAGTTCGACGTGTTCTGAACCATGGAAGTCTGGTACCCCTCCAGCCTGCCGGCGCCGCAGACATCCACCCTGCAGCCGGCAGAGCGCCGCGTGATCGAGACGCTCAATGGGCCTTTCGAGACGCGTCCTTTCAGCCTGGACCGTCTCGCCGCGCAGCCAGTGACCTTCGTGCTGCTCAACGGCGACCAGGTGAACAACTGGTTGACGTTCGGCCGCACCACGTTGCATGACTGGGCCGGCTGGTTTGCCGCGCGCTGGCCGCAGCCGTTTGGCGGTGCCGGCGTCCGACGCTTCGTCGGCGTGCCCAGTTACCCGGAATACCTCCCCGGTGTGGGCTGGCGCGTCTCTGCGCAGGTCCAGCTGCGCGGCCGCGGCACGATCCCCGACGACGGCCTGGGCGATGGCTCGGTTCTGAAGGATACGTTCACCGCTGCCGACGACACCGACCCAACGACGCGCGACATGGATGCGCATCCCGGCATCACCGGCCTGAGCCGCTGGCGCTCCGATGGCACCAATCCGGCCGGCGTGATCGAGACGAACATCCTGCGGCCCATCGTCTTGACCGACATTGCCTATCGCGTGCTCCTCTTCGCCTATGGCGACGGGTCCGAGATCTTCGTCGACGCCTTTCCCTACTTCCTGTTTCTCGAGGCGAACCGCGGCGACGGGGCATCGGCTGACGAGCAAATCCGGCTGAACGTGGCCAGCGACTCGGCCACCTACGCCGAGGTCGGCCTGGATGCTACCGGCGTCTATGGCGATGCGATCAGCGAAACCAACACCTGGACCACGACCAGCAGCTCGCCGCTATCCGCCGGCACTCACAAGGTGGGGCTGCACGTGGCGCAGAACGGCGTCACGCTGATCGCGGACGGGTCGATAGTCGATTCTTCGGGATCGATCGACATGGGTTCCGGCGTGCCGATCAACTTCGCGCGGCTACAGATTACCGGCGATGTCAACGTGGGTCCCTACACCGACGAAGGCATCGCGAGCGTCGGCGTCTATGTCGGCGTCTCGCTCGATGCCGCGATCGCCATGACCATCCCCACCTGAACGGGACCACACATGCCACTGACCAGACACGGCGTGACCTTCCGAGACGCCTACCTCGAGGCAGCTGCTATCGCGCAAGTCGACCGCGCCATGCTCGACACGCTCGAGCTCTACCATCCCTCAGCGCCGAACCGCCTTCGCTTCGTGAACAACAGCGTGCCCATGTTCGCGACGCTTGAAGCGGATGCGCCGGATAGCGGCGGCCAGCTCGTCGAATTCCTGGCCTGTCCGTTCGACCTGAAGCCATCCGAGGAATCGGATCAATCGTCCAATCCGACGGACGTGATCGAGATCAGCAACATTTCAGGCGCCGTCATCCGCGCGCTGCGCATGACGCGCGGCTCGCTGATTCCGTGGGTCATCACCGGCCGGATCTATGCCAGCGATCAGCTCGACGCGCCGGCACAGACACCGCCGACTGTGCTCGAGGTGCGATCGGTCGAGACAGGCACCAGTACGGTCCGCATCTCCTGCAACTTCGGCGATCCCGGAAACTTCGCGATCCCGAAGCTCACGTTCAAACGGTCGGAATACCCGACGCTCGAGCGATGAGTCACTGGGCCGCAGAACACATCGGGCGTCCCTGGTCGCCTGAATACGATTGCTGGGCCTTCGTGCGCGAAGTCTTCCACGATCAGTTCGGTGTCGACCTGCCAGAGCATGCCGCCGGCGTGTTGATCCTGAACGGCGCGCGCAATGACACCGGGTTGCGGCCGCACGATGACGACGGCGGCCAGGAAGGCGACCTCGTCCTGATGAGAACGTCCAGCGGCAAGCGCCATGTCGGCGTGATGACGTTCGCGAACGGCCGCCTCGGCGTCGTGCACAACGACGGTCATATCGTCGAGCGATTCGAGGATGGTGTTCTCGTTGCGCGCTATCCGGTAGGCTGCGTGGGCTTCACGACGCTCAAGGAACTGCGCGAGACCGGCTGCGGCGTTTTCCAATTCTGGCGAAAGGCCAACCTCCAATGAGCCGCGTCCGACAGATCAGCGTTCCGGACTTCCAGCCGCAAGGATGGGAAGAGGTCGCGCCAGGGACCGTCCTGCTCGAGACCATGCCCAAGGTCTCCGGCCCGGTCGTGCTCTCGCTCAATGGCGAATTCCTCCTGCGTGCGCATTGGCCGACGTTGATAGGCGTCGACGATCACGTCGAGTGGCTGGTCGATCAGCCGCAGGACCGCGAGACCTTCCGCACCTTCCTGGCGATCGCGACCGTCGTTGCCGCGATCACGCCAGTCCTGCAAGGCTTCGCACCCTACCTGGCCGTCGCCAGCGTCGCCTATAACCTGCTGGTGCCGCCATCGGTGCTCCAGCAGCCGAACGATCCGGCCAGGGCGGTCTACAACGCATCGTTGAGCGGCAACGCCGCGCGACTGGATCAGCCCATCTGGCGCGTGTGTGGCATCGACAAGATCACGCCGCCTTTCGCGGCGCGCCCGTACTACTACTTCGATGACAACAATGACCAGTGGTACGTCGCAGTCTTCGCGCTCGGCTATGGTCCGCTGGACATCCTCGGAGAGTTCATCGGCAAGACCCCGATCTCCAGCTTCGCCGACGTGCTCACGCATGCCTATCTGGCGCCCGGCGTGCTGCCCACGACAGCCAAGACGAATGTCATCACGTCCGACAACGTCACCGGCATGGAAATGGAGAGCACGCGCTACGTCGGCGGCTTCTATGCCTGCAACCCGGGACAGCTCGCAATCTCCATCGGCATCGACCTGATTGCCCCCTACGGGATCGGCCGCTTTGCGACGGAGGACAACGAGAACACGACGGTCACGATCGCCTGGCGCTTCGAATACCAGCAAGTGAATGACGCCGGCACGCCGGTCGACGTGTGGAAGGAGCTCACGTCAGGCACCAAGACGATGAGCACGAATTCGGTCCAGCGCTGGACCATCAATACGAACCTGCCATTCGCGATGCGCGTCCAGGTGCGCGGCGGCCGCACCAACCTGAAGAACACCGATCCGGATGCACGCGACACTTTCCAGTGGGCCGGCATGCGGGCCTTCCTGAGCAACAGCGCACCGCTCAATGCCAACACCTCACACTATGAGATCGTGATGCGCGCCAGCGAACAGCTCAGCGCGCAGAGCCAGACCGACTTCAACTTGCTGGTACATGGCAAATGCAGGACGTGGGACAGCGGCTGGAACTGCGACATTGGCGACTGGGCGAACTACGTCGCATCGCGTAACCCGGCAGACTGGCTCGGCGACCTCTGGACCGATCCGAACTGGGGTGAAGGCATGCCGGACGATCGGTGCGACCTGCCCGGCCTGCTCGAGCTGAAGACGAAATGGGCCGCGCGCCAGGATCGCTTCGACTACACGTTCTCGCAGACCATCGATGCATGGACGGCCGGCCAGCTGATCGCCAGCGCCGGCCGCGCGCGCATGTTCCGCCGCTACGGCGTGCGCACCCTGGCGCGCGACGAACTGGCGGACCTCGGCGAGACCGCCTTCACGCCGCGAAATTGCATAGGCGACATGACGATCGCCGAAGTCCAGCCGAAGTCGTCCGATCCGGATGGCGTCATCGTCGAGTACGTGTCGAACGTGACCTGGACGAAAGCGACGATCGAATGCCCGTGTCCCGGTGTCTCGGAAATGACGCGGCCGATCTACCTGACGCTCGACGGCATCAAGGGCGCGACGCATGCCAGGCGCGAGGGCTTGTATCACGCGGCGGACATGGCGCTGCGCACGCGCACGGTCAACGCGAAGACGGAAATGGCCGGCGTGCTGGCGTCGCTGCTCTTGCCGGTGCGCTGGATGCCGATGATCCCCGGCTACGGTCAGACCGGCGATGTGGTGAGCTGGGATGCCAACACGTTGCAGATGGGCCTGAGCGAGCCGCCTGACTTCTCGGCCGGCCTGGTCTATCTCACGCTGCGGCGCGACGATGGATCGCTGACGAATCCGGTCCAGGTTTACCCCGGATCCAACTCGACTTCCGTGCAGCTGCCCGCCACGCCTGACTTCGACATCGTCGTCTCGGATGCCTTCCGGATGCGACCGATCTATCTGCTGGGCGCGCTCTCAGCCGGCGACGAGCTCGTGAAGATCACGAACCGCAAGGACGGCGGCAAGAGCAACAAGGGCGCGCAGTATTTCGACTTCGAAGCCGTGGTCGACGACCCGCGCGTGCATCAGGTCGACAATGCATTCCTACCCGGCCCGGCAGACGTGCAGGATCCGGTCGGCGTGCCCGGCGAAACCGGTGGTGCGGGCGGCGGCGGTGTGGGCGGCGGCATCATTGTCGTGGTGACGCTGACCGATCACACCGTGGTCGATGGTCAAGGCGGTCTTGGTGGCGGCAGCGGCGCCGGTGTTCGCTTCAACAACACGGGCAGTCTGCAAGTGCTGCGCACCGCGAACGATGGACCGCTCGAGCCGGTGCACATCGCTGGCGAGTGGCTGCTGAATGCCGTCGAACCGAGCGTGGCGGGTCTCTTCGAGATCTACGCACATGCGAACGTCGACATTTCGCATTTCACTGGCGATACCCTGGACACCTGGTTGAACCTCGGCACGACACGCGAGTTCATCAATCACCTGGGCGAATACCAATACGTGACGTTGAACATTCAGATCCGGCGCGTCGGCGAAACGACGCTGCAGGCGAATCGGACCATGGTGCTCGACGTTGAAAATGTCTACGAAGGCGGAGGCGGCTGATGACGAATTTCACGAACTTTGGCGAAAACAAGATCCTCGACAAGTTCCGCGGTGAAGATCCGCCCTACGCGAGCTCCTGGTTCTTCGCCTTCGGATCGGCGGCCGATGACGGCACGTTCACCGAGCTCACCGGAACAGCGCTGCCACGCGTCGCACTGATACGCTCGACCGACAACTGGGCCGGCACGCAGGCGCCAGGCTCGACCGGCGCCAGCAGCGGCACCAGCCACACGACGAGCACGAATGTCGATGTCGACTTCAGCACTGCATCGAGCAGCTTCGCGACGCCGGCCACGCACATCGGCCTCTTCGATCAGAGCTCGGGCGGAAATTGCTGGATCTGGGCGCCGCTGGCCGCGCCGGTGACCGTCAACGCCGGCGACTCGCCGACAATCGCGGCCGGCTCGGTCGTCTTCTCGCTGGGCCTGGTCGGTGGCTGTAGCGACTACCTCGCGAACAAGATGATCGACGAGATCTTCCGCGGCACGGCCTACGCCTATCCGGCGACGACTTACGTCTGCATGTTCTCGACGGCACCCACGAATGCCGGCGGCGGCACCGAGCTATCCGGCGGCGGCTATGCGCGTGTGGCGCTGCCGTCGACGATGGACGACCTGTGCGGCAGCCAGGGTGCCGGCACCACGGACCCGAGCTCCGGCACGGCCGGCCGGATCAGCAACAACTTCTCGCTGCTGTTCCCGGACCCGACTGCTGGCGCGACGGTTCGCGCGGCGGGATTGAAGGATGCGGCAAGCGGCGGGAACTTGCTGTTCTGGCAGGACTTCGCCGCGAAGAGCATTAGCGCCGGTGGCGCGCCGGCGACGCTCTCGCCGGATGCACTCGGAATCACGGTGGATTGACGTGAAACGCAAGATCGCGCAGACCATGGGACCGCCGCCCTGGAGCTGGTCGACGCGGATGCGGTTCTATCGGCATATCGCGCGGCAGGTCTTTCTGTACGGCGACACCACGACCATACGCGTACAGCTCGCGCTCGCCTCGACCGGCTTCGCGATAGGCCTGCTGCTGCCGCTTCACACCTTCGAGCGCGAGGCCTTCCGCACGATGCGCGCGCTCGCGCCGGAGTGGGTCTGGGCCATCGGCTTCATCGTGCACTCGATCGGCGTCTTCTGGCGCATGGTCGATCTCAAGCCGCGCCTCTACTGGGCCTTCGGGATCAACGCCTTCGGCCTCTTCCTCTGGATCCTCAGTAGCGGCCTGATCACGCAGGCGATAGGCGTTTACTCGCCTGGAATGGCGATGGAACTCACCGTGATACTTGCGGCCTTGGTGGCGCTGATTCGCACCGGACTGAATGATGAACAGGTCACGCCGTGAACGACTACATCAACGACATAGGCAAGTGGATTGCCGGCGCTGCCGCAGTGATCACCGGTGCCTTTGCGTTGTGGGTCCGTGGCAGCCGCGCGAAGCTGGATGTTCGAAAGCACGAAGGCGAGGGCGGATGGATCAGCCGCCTCGAGCGCGACCGCGACCAGGCGCTCGAGCGCGAGCGGTTGGCCAGAGAAGCCCACGACCGCGACCGCGTCCTGCTCAGCGAAATCCGCACGAAATTCGAACTGATGCGCCAGCGTTCGGAACGCATCGAACGCGAGCTCGCAGTGCTCAAGCGCATCATTCTTCGCGATCACCCGGAATTGCGCGCCCTGATTGATTCAGAATTCGGCAATTTCGACGACGAGCCGTCTCCACCGAAAGCCACCTGAAAGGCCGCACCATGCAGCGCAGCATCCTCTCCATCAATCTGCTGATGCTGTTCGCGTCGGCGGCCAGTGCCCAGACCTCAACCGAGACGCCGGCGACGTTCGCGCTCGGCCGCAATGGCGTGACGATCAAGAGTGGATTGACCGAGGCGAGCTGTGCGCCGGCGGCGATTGCGGATGCGAAGAGCCGCGGCGCATACAACGAAGTCGCGACCTACAAGTGCGTGTCGGCCGACAAGGTCGTGACCGTGACCACGCCGGCCCCGATCGGCACCTGGAAGAAGGTCGCGGTCGAAACCGCCAAGTTCACGGTGCCGGCCGCGGGCACCTACCGCTTCGGCGATCCGGCGGCGAACAAGTGGGTGCAGAAGGATCTCGCGCCCGGCACCTATGCCTGCGCGCAGCCGGCCACCTTCCAGAGCGATCCGATCAAGTACGTCGTGAAAGAATGCGATGTCCTCATTGCTCCGGCGCCTGCGCCAGCACCTGCTCCAAGCCCGGCGCCTGCGCCGAGTCCCGCTCCGGCGCCGGCACCTTCCCCGGCGCCTGCTCCTGCTCCATCGCCAGCACCAGCACCTGCGCCGGCTCCTGCGGATACTGCGTGGGTCACGATCGCCCAGCAAGGGCAGGATCTGGTGAGCTTCCCGGAGAACGGCAAGGTCCGCTACGGCTGGGGTGTCGACGAGAACTTCGACTACAAGACGGTCACGACCGGCGTCTTCGGTTGCAACGACTGGTTCTTGAACGAGCCGAAGACCGGCGGCGCCACGCACGATCCGATGCCGGGCTTCGCGAAGGTCTGCCAGAAGCTCGTCACTGCGCCGCATGTGACGCAGCCAACGACCGGCATCCCGGCGATCAATCCGGCATTCATGCAAGCCGCTGCGGTCGGCGCGCCCGGCCCGCGCCTTGGCGGCACGATAGGCGGCGGCGATCTTGGCAATCCGAACCAGGATACCGGCGCGATGCGCGAGCCCTGCGCGTTCTCGCACTTCCTGAAGGATGACCCGATCGTCTTTCCTGGCCAGCCTGGCAAGTCGCACCTGCATCTGTTCTTCGGCAATATCGCGATCGACGCATCGACGACGGCCGACAGCATCACGAAGAGCGGCAATTCGACGTGCGCCGGCGGCGACCTGAACCGTACCGGCTACTGGGTGCCGGCGGTCGTCGATGTGCGCACCGGTCGGCCGCTGGTGCCGCAGACCGAGCTGGTGCTGGCCTACTACAAAGGCGGCTACCTCGGCGCGCAGACGGGCGGCCAGATCCAACCGTTCCCGCCCGGCCTGCGCATGATCGCCGGTAGCGCCGCAAGCACGTCGGAGAGCACCGACCGCGGCGTGATCCGCATCTGGTGCGAGCATGGCGACGGCACGCCGCGCGGCCGCATCCCGAGCTGCAACCATGGCGAGCAGCTGGCCTTCGAGGTCATCTTCCCGCAGTGCTGGGATGGCGTGAACCTGGACAGCGTCGATCACAAAAGCCACATGGCCTACGCAACCGGCCAAGGCTGCCCGGCCGATCACCCGGTGCCGCTGCCCGAGCTCAGCATGAACATCAAGTACGTCGTGCAGGACTCCGGCACCGACACCTACTTGCGGCTCAGCTCGGACAACTACACCGGCCCCGGCGGATTCTCCATGCACGCCGACTGGTTCAACGGCTGGGATCCTGCGACGATGAAGGTCTGGGTCACGAACTGCATCGATCCGATGAAGGACTGCCATTCCGCCCTGATGGGCGATGGCCGCTACCTCTACTGAAAGGCGAGCACCATGAAGCACTCCATCCTCTTCGCGCTGGCGCTGCTCGCCGGCGCCGCGCGTGCCGACTGTGAGCCGGCCAAGGCCATTGGCGCGATCCAGTATCAGCCGCATCCGAGCGGCGCGCTGCTGATCGCCTACCGCTGCCCCGACTTGTCGACGGTGGCCTTCGCTGCCCGAGCAGAATGGAAGCCGCTGATCCCGCCCTGGCCCGCCGAGGTCGGCCGGCTGCGCACGCTGAGCGGCTATGACGGCGTGCCGAACCCGCTCAACCTCGATGCAGCAAAACTCCTGCTCCGCAAATGAACCGCTCCCATCACCGTCCCACTACCAGAAGGAATCCAATGTCCAACCCGATCAATGTCAGCAATGGCGGCCCGAACATCATCCGCATCAGCGGCGGCACGCTCGCCTCGCCCATCGATGTGCAGGGTGGCTCGTCGCAGTCGGTCACCGCGACCGAAACCGCGCCTGTCACGATCACGGTGCTGCCGCTCGACGGTGACGGCCTCGCCGGCGGCCACGGCGAAGAGGGCGGCTGAAGAATGAAGGTCTGGGCGCATGTGCGTGCATTCGGTCTGCCATCGCTGCTGCTGGCGATCGTGGCCGTGACGCATGTTGCGCCTGACCTGATCGGCAGTCTCTACACCACTGACAGCCAAGTGCGCGCCGCAGCGGCATGGCACTCGGTACTGCGCGCCTTCCCGGAATCGACGCTGCTCTACCTGATCGTGTGGCTGTTGATGCCGTGGGAACCGAAGCCCGCGCGCATCGCGGCCAGCCTGGTCTGCGCTTGGGGCGCCGCTGAGTCCTTCATGATCGCCGGCTGCCGCCTCCAATTCCCGATGGACCGGCCACCGCCGAAGACCGAGCTCTACACCGGCTTGTGCGATGTCGCGACCGGATGGCCGGTTTACATGCTGACGATAGCCGTCGTGCTGCTCGTGTCCATCCTGCGCAAGGCCCATCGTGGCCCGCCGTGAGCCGCTCGACATGCTGCTATTCGACGGGCGCAAAGGCTACGCAAAGGCCGACGGCGTCTTCGTCGAGCTCTCCGAATTGCCAGCCATCGATGCGCTGCCGACGCGCACATCCGAGATCTACTACTTTCCGCAGCTCAAGGACTATCGGCTGCGCGAGTCGGAGGAAGTGCGCACGATGCGGCCGCCAGAGATCGCCGCGGTGATCGCCTTCCTGACCAAGATCGCCGAGTTCGGACGCTGCCTGCGCAGCAAGAAACCCAGTCCCTGAAGGAGAACCCATGGACCTGCCGAAGATCACCGTGCCGAAGGCCTTCATGCAGGGCCTCATCGCCTTGCTGCTGATCGCAAACTTCACGTTCATGCTCATCGCACCGTCGATCCTGCCTGGCTACAAGCCGCCCGGCGATGCGTTGACGCAGACGCTCGTGAACCTGGTGATCCTCGCGGTGGGTTACTACCTTGGCAGCTCGCAAGGCTCGGCGCGCAAGGACGAGCTCAACGCACAGCAGCAGGACAAGGCGATGACGGCACTCGCGCCCGCTGCCGGTGCGCAGATGCCGGTGCTCACCGATGCGGTCAAGATCGACGATTCCAAGCCGATCAAGGTCGAGCAGGTGAAGCCATGAACATCGACGCTGGCACCATCATCGTCGCGGCTATCACTGCGCTACCGGCGACGCTTCTGGCGCTCGCGACGCTCATCCAGTCGTTTCGGAATGCAAAGAAAATCGATGCCGTCCAGGTGAGCACTGACGGCATGAAGGAAGAGCTTGTGAAGGTCACGCGCTCGGATGCGTTGCAGGAAGGCCATGAAGCCGGTGTGAAGGCAGGGGTCAAGCAAGAGAAGGCGGATGCCCGTGGCCGTGCGCCGAACGAGCCATGATCACGACCGCGCAATGGTTGCAGATCCTGGTGAACTGCGGTGTCACGGTCGCGCGCGCTTCGCAGTGGGCCGCCATCTTCCAGCGCCGCGTGCAGCCGGAATACCTCAACCTGGGCTTGCGCGAGCTCGACGACTTCCTCGGCCAGGTGCTGTATGAGACCAGCAACCTCTCGCGGCTCGAGGAGGATTTGAACTATGGCGCCGACCGCATCCGCCAGCTCGGCAACGCATCGCCGGAAGGATCGCGCTGGCGCTCACTGGTGCCGATCGCAGACCAGATCTCACACAACCCGCGCGCCTTCGCGAACGCGGCCTACGGCGGCCGCCTCGGCAATACCGCGCCGGACGACGGCTTCCGCTATGCCGGAAAGGGCATTCCGCAAGTCACGGGAAAGGCGAATTACCAGCTGCTCGAGCAACTGACCGGCCTGCCGCTGGTCGCGCAGCCGCAGATGCTGGCCGATCCAGATGCGGCGCTGCGCTGCGGCGTGCTCTGGTGGGAGAAGAAGGTGCCCGATTCGGCCATCGACAGTGTCGAGCGAGTCACGCGCGCCGTCAACGGGGGAACAATCGGCATGGATGACCGCGCCACCTTGACGAAGCGGGCCGCCCTGGCGCTGAATCGCCTGGCGACATAGCAAGGTGGCGTAATGAGCTTTGGATGGCTCAAAACGCCTGAAATCCGAATCCCTCAACTGGTCGAAAGGACCGCTCCATGAAAGCCACGCTCAAACGTCAACCCTGGCCGGTGCTGTTCGCGCTAGCTTGCTGCATCTTTGCTGCATTCTTGCTCGCCGGATGCTCGACCACCGGACCGGGCGGCCAGCCGCTCTCATCGACGCAGCAAGCCATCAACGGCCTCACAACCTCCTACACCGCATTCGACATGGCCGTAGTCGCGGCCGATGTAGCGCTGAAGAACGGCACATTGAAAGGTGAAGATGCGCGCAATGCGCTGCGCGGCTTCACCACGGCGAAAGCCGGTCTCGATGTGGCACTGGTCGCGCTGCGCAATGCGAACGCGGCTGCAGCTGCGGCCGCCGCCGCCGCATCGGCGCCGCCTGCGCCTGTTCTCGTTCCCGCAACTCCCGGAGTGAAACCATGAGCACTGTTCCACAACCAAGCACCATGGACCTGGTCGCGGCGTTCGCCGACGCGCTCGCGCCTTTCGCCGGTCCGAGCGGTGTCGCCGCCGATGCCGTCATGCACGCCGGATTGACGTTCCTCGGGAACTTGCAGGCGCGGCGTGCGGCCGGCCAGGATGCCTACACGATGGCCGACCTCGAGGCCGCGGCATCGAAGGCGACAGCTGACCTGGCACAGTTCGCGGCGGATGTCGGCGCGCTGCCGCCCGGCTGAGTTACTTCGGCGGCAGTGGTACCGGCGCGCCAGGCAGACACTGCGCCGGACCCGCGCGCCAGCCAGGAACCATCGAACCGCCGCCGAGCTTGCAGGCGAGCTCCGGGTCGCTCATGACGTAAATGGTCGCGAGCATTGCGCCGACGAGAAGGCCGGCGATGAAGGCGATCCAGAAGTGGCGCAGCTTCAATCCGGGTCTCCTTCACCGCCGTGGTAGGCCGCCATGTTCAGATCATGTCGCGTCCGTTCTGCTGGCGTCATCTGCTTGCGTTCCTCAGCAGCGCGCAAGCCGGCCCCATGCTTCAGACCTTCGGCAAGCGCCGTCCGCGCTGCATCGTAATGCCCGAAGTACGCGGCCAGCCGACCGAGTTCCTGGAGCGCGCCAAGCATCGGTTCTTCCGGCATCGGCCGTGAACCCATGCGACCGATGTTTGACCAGTTCGTCTCGAGCGTGTGGCGCATTTCGGTCGTGCATCGGATCGTGATGCTGATGCGTTTGATAGTGTCGAGTCGCGGCGTCATTCGAAAAGCTCCATGGTGTTTGCCTGCTTGCGCTTGGTCGCGGCGCGCGTCTCCGCGTGGTGCGCGGCGTCATAGGTCAGGTGGCAGCGCTGACACCAATGGCGAAGGTTCGCAAGTTCGCAGTGCTCTGGCGTATGGTCAAGGTGGCCGATCGTGAGCACGATGCGAATCACATTGAAGCCATCTGCATATGCTGCATCGACGGCAAGGCCGGCATCTTCCGGCGAGTCGCCGAGTTGAATCCAGCGATCGTCGTAGCGATAGCCGACAGCACCATTCGGTACGCGGCAATCCGGGAATGCCGGCGAGCCTTCGCACCTATGGCCGCTGCGCTCGCGCACCTGCGCGACGATGGACTTCCAGTCCTTCGGATACCGGCCGCGGTTGGCTTTCGAAATGGGCATAGATCAGCTCCCGGCCACCCGCGGTGCATCAAACCAGCCCAGCTGCCCCTTGCACGGCGTGAACGGCACCGGCCGCGCATCCTTCAAGATGAAAGCCTGCGCGCCCGTGTACCAGCGTTGGAAGCTCTGCCCCATGTCGACCATGTCCTGCGGTCCGAGGCAGTCGCAGAGCGTGGCTATGCCGACGATGCCTCCGCGCACGAGCTGCTCGATTGGCGGAATCTCAATGCCGAAATGCTCCAGCACTTCGGCGGAAATGCGGGCGTGCTCTTTCGCGGTCAGCTGCAGGCCGGCATGAATCTGGAATTCACCGCGGAAGGCCGTCGACCAGTCGCGGTTCTCGACGCGCTTGTGACCGTTGACGATGAGCCAGGCCCATGGCTGGCGAATGCTGAGGGTTCTCATTTGTCGACCACTGCTGCTATGGGGGTGAGGGCTGCGCGGGCCACTGACCGCATGTAGTCGCGCTCGCCATTGCTGCCATATACAGCGCCGTAGCCCATTGGGCTTCCGTCGTCCCACGTTTGCCCAGTCTCGGGAAACTCGCCGAACCAGCGTTCGATACGCTCGAGCGCTTGCCGCATCACGTCGGCCCTCGCCTGTTCCAGCGCTTGGCGAAACTCCGGCTTGCTGGTACTCGGCGTCGGTTGCGCGGTATCGGGGTGGTCGCTCATAGTGTTTCTCGGTTGTGGCGTCTTCACGGGTAGACGCCTAACCCTTCGATCAAGCGGACGGAGTACCGCCGCTTATCTCAAACGTTAGGCGTCATCATCGCGTCGCCTCATCGATCAACTTGCGAACCCAGATCGACCCGCCATTCCGGCGCACGGCGCGACGCTGTTTTTCGGTGCACCAGAGGGCGATGCGTTCGACGAGTTCGGGGCTGCCGGCTCGAGCGCGTGGGCCGTGGTTCTGGACCTGGCCGCGCTTGCTGGATTCGGTATTCATGATGGTTCTCCTGTTCGCGCCGCTTCATCGTAGGCGGCATTGATGACCTCGGCGAGCGCTTCTACATTGGTAGTTTCGACCTTCAGGAGAACTGTCCCGGCCGTGAGCGGCTTGCCTTTGGAGAAGGCATAACTGGCCCGCTTCAGGTGACGTTCGAAGATCTCCAGTTTCCAGCCATCAATGGCAATGCCAACCGTGAGCATGACGTGTCCCCCCTTCGGTAAATTTCTGGATCAGTGCGTCGCCGGCTTCTCACCAGTCTTGCCCTTCGCCGATTCGACAAAGGCCTTCGTCGCGCCCTTCGGATCCGGCTTGCCCTTCGCCGGCGCGCCGCCGTTCTTCGCGACAGCGGCCTTCTCCGCAGGCCCTGGCTTGCGCGTGTTCGCGATCGAAGTCTTGATCCCCTTCTCGAGCGCGAGCGCTTCAGCCGTGGCCTTGTCCTCGACGCTCATTTGCTTGACCTCGGGCGCCTTCGCAGTGATCTCGCATTTGCGCGACTTGAGGCGCGCGAACGCAAGCCAGGCCGCATCGTCGACATTGCCAGCTTCGACATCCACCTTCGCGATCACGGTGCCGCCTTCCTTCGGCGTAAGGCGCCAGTTCGAAAGCGTCGCATCCTGCAACGGAACGTTTGACTCGCTGCGGCCGATGCCGCGGATGATCTTGAAGAGATAGCCGGTCATTTCCGGGTGCCAGACGAGCTTGCCGATGTTCAAGGCGGCCTGCGTCAGGTTCGGCGCATCGGTCACTGGCTCGACACCATCGAGCGACTTCTGCGTGGCCGGCGCTGCTCCCTTCGACTTCTCGAAAAGGAACGGCTTCAGCGTCGGATGGAACTGCACCAAGACCTCATTGGCCAGCGTCATTTCGAAGACGAGTTTGACGCCCGGCTTCTCGTCGGTCGGGCGGTTCTTCTGGCTGAGTGTTTTGTAGTCGAGCAGCTTCGCTTCGGTCGGTTGCAGGAGTTCAAGCATGGAAGTTCCTAGAAGGTTGCGCACAGCGGCGCGGGGTTGTCCGCATCGCTGCGGGAAAGAAAGTGGGCGGTCGAATCGCTCGACGGCGGCAGGCCAAACATGGAGGGATGGAGGTCGAACAAGCCTGCGGCGCGCGCCCGAAAACTGGGTCAGCCTTTCGACTCTTCGCCGACGGCGGCCGGCACTTCTCCGGCCTCCTCGATGGGAGTGGTCTTCAGGTACTTCTCGAGGTCATTCTGGGTCGCCTGGCGCGCGGTGAAGAGGGTCGCGGCCACGTGGGCGAGCGCCGGGCCTTTGCGGGTAGCGCGCACCAGGCGCGTGACGGATTGATCCTTGTTCTGGATCGTATAGATGCGTTGAGCTGCCATGGTTCGAGATCCTCAATTCTGGGTAAAGGTCATGCGATAGAGCGCGCCGAGATCTTCGAGCTGATCTTCAGGCAGAAGGCCGCGCGCTTCATCGAGCACCAGCGCCGCGGCCTCGGCATCCTTCGAGGCCTTCAGCTTCTCGGCGATCTGCGCGTAGGTCGGACCGGGCGCTGCCTCTTGCTTCTTCGAGGCCTTCGTCGACTTCGATGCGGCTTCCGGTTTTTCCTTCGACTTCGAGGCCGATTCAGCCGCCGCGGCGGCCGCCTGTTCGCGCGCCACGACATCGTCGCGGTTCAGCACTTCACCGCTGCCTGAAGGATCCAGGTCCATCACGATCGGATCCTGGTTCAAGTTCCACTCGGCTCGCTGGCCGACTTCCGCCGCATTCGCGACGACCAGCGCATTCGACAGTTCGACCGACGCCGGGAGGTACTTCAGCACCTGCAGCAGCGGCACCTTGCGTGCGTACATTTCCTGGTCGCGGAAGCTGTAATGGCGATCGCCGACCTTGTTGTATTTGTTCCGGTGTTTCCAGACCTTCGCGATGCTCCACACCTCGATGATCGGGAACTGGGAGCCATTGACGCGGCCGACGGCGTACACGTGGGTGAGCTTCGACGGATCGTCTTCTTCGCCTGGCCGATGCTTGACGAATGGTGCATCGCCGAGCGCATAGTCGAATTCATCACCCTGGAATACTGCGCCGGTCCAGACGGATGCGCGGCCAGTGCGGCTGACCAGGTCGGTGAGGCCTTTCCAGCCAGGCACAAAGGTGCAGGTCTGTCCGTAGGGCACGAGGAAGCCCTGCCCGTTGACGCCGATCTCCAGGCCCATCTGCGAAGCCGTCATGATCGACCCGATGATCGACAGCGGCGTGCACTGCTGGAGCTTCGGCGTCGTGCTGAAGGCGGTGACGGCCAGGCGCGCCATGCGATCGGCGTTGAGGTGCTTCGGGAGCGCGAGCGCGAGCTGCGGTTTGTAGCGCTCGAGGACGTTCTGGAAGTTGGCGATCGGGTTTGAGGCTTTGCCGGTGGCGGCCTGTCTGAGAGCATCTGAGCTCATGGAGTCCTTTCGGTGGTGGGGATGGGGATGGTTCCGAGCTCATCGATGATGATGCCGGTGGCACGCTTTCCGCTGATGCCGCCAGGGCCGATCAGGATCTTCCGATTCGGCGCATCCACGCCCAGCAGGATCCAGCCCTTGTTCGCGAGATAGACATCGAACGCGCGGACGTTGCCGACGAGAATTCCGGTGACGCGGCCGCGAACTACCGCGCCGGCGGCCACGCGCACGCCGAAGGCGCAATGAAGCGTCTCGCTCGACACCTCGAACCATTGGCCATGCGCCATTCTCTCGCGAAGCAACGCATCGACGATCAGGAAGTTGGGGCGGCTCATGGTCAGCGCTTCGCGGCGAAGCGCAGCGCGCGGATCGTGGTCTGCTTCATGTAGAGCGCGTACCAGTCCGGGTGATCGCGCTTGAATGACTTCTCATCGAGCCGCTTCTGCGGGCTGGACTCCCACGTCATCAGGTTTTTCGTGCCGTGAGTCAGTAGTGCATGCGGCCCGATGTACTCGGCAATGTCGAAGCGCAGGCGTTCTTCTTCGCCTTCGAGTTCGCGCTTCGACTTCAAGACCTCGCGCAGCCGTGCCACCTTCTCGACAATCGCATCAGTAGCTTCGATGCTCCGCGAATTGTCTTCAGGGAAGAGCGCGCGAATGTCGCCGAACTTGACCGGGTCCGGCGGCACGCGTTTCTTGACATGGTTCTGCCAGAAGTCGACGAGCTTCTCGCGCATCGCGTCGATTGTTTCCTGGTCGCGCTCTGCCCAGTAGATGTCAACGTCGTCGAAGCTGCGCAGCGCTGCGACTGCGGTGCGCTGTCGATTGCCTGGCGTCACATCGAGGCCGAGCATGAACTGGGCAAGGTAGGCGATCGGCATGGCGTCGGTGCCGGTTTCGCCCCATTGCTTCCGCGCTTGCCAGGTGACGCTCTTCGCGTCGAAGTTGATGCGCTCACCATCAAGCAGCAGCTCGGCGTCGATCTCAACGCTTAGGAATGGAAACGTCGGATGCCGGTAGCGCTTGTTCTTCGCGAGCACTTCGACATCATGGCCTTCGTCACGCAGCTTGCGCACGCCAATCTTGAGAATGAACGGCTCGAGCTCGCGGCCACGTTCCCGGATTCGCTCGAGCGCTTCGCTGGCCTCATCGATGCGGAGGCCGACTTTCTCTTGCCAGAGCTCGAGCGGCGTCTTCCAGTCGCTGACACCGAGCACGACGGCGGCGTCGGTGCCTCCCAGGATCCGGGTCCGATCGATGGTCTTCATCGAGCGAACCTCACGACGTAGTCGATGTGTGCCGGGAAGTCGACGAAGCGGCGGTCGATCAACTGCGCTTCGCGATAGCCGTGACGGATGCGGAAGTCTTCGAAGTCGACGCGCGCGCGCTGATCGGCTGCTGAGTCGGTCGCGCCGATGTTGAGGAATACCTGGAAGCGCATCGTGTCGGCCTGGCCGTCGACGGGCTTCGGCAAGAGCGGGGAAGAGGTTGCGCAGGCGCCCAGCGATAGCGCGGCGGCCAGAAGCAAGATGTGTTTGATCATGGCTGATTTCTCAAAGCAGAGGGCCCGGGAAGACCAGGCGCAGCATGCCGTAGATCACATAGGCGATCGCAGCGATGGCGCCGAGGTAGAGGAGGAAGGTGCGCATGGCTCAGCTTTCCATTGCGCCGATGCCATCGACGCAGAAATCACCTTCGGCCGTCTCTTCGACGATGTTTGTCAGCCGATGGCGTGCTTCCCAGTTGGCATCCTGTTCGGCCTTCCCAGCGACAGTGATCTCTCCGAAGATCCCTTCGCTATTGCAGGTTCCGAACATCACGATTTCATGACGCTCGCAAACCTCGAGGATCTCGAAGACGGCCGCCTGCAATTGTTCTTTGGTCTTCATGATTCAGCGCCTACGAAGCAGCGCCTGGCGCACGCGCAGGTGTTCGATGTCGCGATCTTTGGCGACGAGTTGCGCCGGCAGATAGCGGACCTGCAGTTCGAGGAAGTTGCGGTCCTGCTCTGCCCAGTGCAGCGTCCAGGACACTTGCACGAATTCGAACCAGCGCGCGATCGCAGCGCAGACGCCGGTGCGCGTTTGATGTGTGACGTTCATGATGCAAGCCAAGCGGCGGAGAAGATGAGGATGAAGAGCACGAGGATGAAGCCATAGATGGCCTCGCCGGCGCCCCACGACTCGCGGCGCTGCTGATGCGCTGCGCGGTGCGGCGGCGGTGCGTCCCAATGCGCGCCGATGTGGATGGGCTCAACCTCTTGCGGGATCTGGTTGGCCAGGCGGCGCAATGCGCGCGCGCCACCACCGAAACGTCCAGGGGCGCTCATGCGGCGCGACCGGTGGCTTTGGCAATGGCCGCGTCGATGCGCGCCATCGCCTCGTCATCGCTGCGATCTGGATTGCGATGGCGATACCAGAGGAGCCCGATACGCGCCTCTTCGAGAGCGGCGAGCAACTCTGCGAGTAACTCATCGCGGTCGTCGAATAGCCTAAGTTCATGCATCGGGACATGCTGCGTGTAGATGTTGATCGCGCGATACTCTTCGCCAGCCGGTATCACGATCGGTCTGTCGAGAGCAATTGTTGCCATCAACGCCAGATCCTCGATCGCGATGGATTGCACCGTTCCGGTGACGCGCTGACCTTTGTAATCCTGATGCCTGACGCGCTGACCGATGCGGAAGGACAGATCGACGCCGGCATCAATGCGAGTGCCGATTGGCTGAAGGCAGAAGCCTTCGCATGCGTCACAGATGCGCCCCGGCATGTGCTGCGCGCTCATTCGAGTCTCCAAGACAGCATGAGGCAAACGGCCAGGATGATCAGGCCGAGGCCGATCGCGCCGGAAGCGATTAAGAAGTCGTTCATGCCAGCTCCTCGCGAATCTGCACAAGGCGCGCCTTCGATGCGCCATAGGCGACCAAATCGGACGTGGACGGCGCTCTGTCTTCGAAGGCCTTATCGCGCGCGGCGACCTCGACCTCGAGGCGTGCGGCTTCGATCATCAGACCGGCACGGTTGATCCAACGTTGCAGCAGGTTCATCAGAATTCTCCGAAGCCAGAAAGGGGCGACTCGCCGGTGAAGCGGGTCTGACTCGCACGAATGGCGACATGCTGGACGCGCTCTTCCATCGTGCGGAAGGATTGGCCGGCGACAAGCATCGACTCGCCGACCTTGCGAAAGCCGACCAGCGCGGCGGCCGTCTCGATCTTGGCGCAGGCCTCGATGTGGCGCTTCCAGCGGTTCGCGCGGAGCTCGGCCAGATGCGCGCGGTGCGCGGCGATGGCGGCTTGCACTTCGACGGCTCCTTCGGGGTTCAGGAAATGCTTCACGCGATGGCCCCTTGCGCTGCTACGGTTTGTGTTCATGTTTCGACCTCTTGAAGCGCCGTCGAAGTGCAGCGCGTGAAGAGGAATGTAGGGCATAGAAAAACAGCAGTCAAGCAGATTTGTTTAATTTATTGCTTGACGCGGCTCACGATCGATCATTACCATCCCGACCATGAAAAACCCCACACTTCTCGACAGAGTCCGCGCGGCCCTGTCCACCAAGACCCCGAAGGAGATCGCGGCGATCGCGGTCATCGTCGATCTGCACGCGGCCACGCTCGCACGCATTCGAGACGGGAAGAATGACCCGGCGTTCGGCAAGGTTCAGGCTCTGGCGGAGCACTTGAAGATCATTGAGGCAGAGCCGCGCAAGGAACGGCGCGCGAAGCCGGCAGCGGCGGCCGCATGAAGCGCGGCACTTACGAAGCGTTCTTGCAAGCCAAGACGCAGGGCGGAGCCGACTCCGGATTCAAGCCGCTATGGATGCCGGATTTCCTGTTTGACTTCCAAGCATCGAATACCGAGTGGGCGATCCGCAAGGGCCGCGCCGCGAACATCGCCGACTGCGGCCTTGGCAAGACCCCGATGGGCCTGGTCTGGGGCTCCAACGTGGCGCGCAAGAAACGCAAGCCGGTCCTATACCTGACGCCGGTGGCGGTCGGGCCGCAGACGATCCGCGAGGCCGAGAAGTTCGGGATTCAGGCGCGCCTATGCCGCGACGGCGTGGTGCTGCCAGGCGATCACATCGTCGTGACGAACTACGAGAAGCTGCACCTGTTCAACCCGGACGACTTCTGCGCGGTGATCTGCGATGAATCGTCGATCCTGAAGTCGTTTGCCGGCGAGCGGCGTGGCCAGATCACGCAGTTCATGCGCAAGGTCGAGTACCGGCTGCTGCAGACTGCGACCGCAGCGCCGAACGACTATGTCGAACTCGGCACATCCTCCGAGGCCCTCGGCTACCTCGGCCACATGGATATGCTGAACCGCTTCTTCAAGAACGACCTGAACAACAGCGCCACCGGGCGCATGCGCGGCGAGGTCATCAAGTGGCGCCTGAAGGGCCATGCGGAAGAACCGTTCTGGCGCTGGGTGTGCTCGTGGGCGCGCGCGATCCGCAGACCATCCGACATCGGCTTCGACGACCGCGATTTCATCCTGCCCGAGCTGCGCGAGGTCGAGCACCTGGTGCATACCAACAAGCTCGCCGACGGCATGCTGTTCGCGATGCCCGCGGTGGGCCTGAAGGAACAGCGCGAGGAGCGCCGCCGCACGGTCGAGGAACGCTGCGAGAAGGTTGCGGCGCTGGTCAACCACACCGGCCAGCCGGCGCTGATCTGGTGCGACCTGAACGAGGAAGGCGACACGCTCGAGCGCCTGATCCCGGATGCTGTGCAAGTCAGCGGCAGTGACAGCGACGAGGCCAAGGAGGAACGCCTGCTGGCGTTTGCCGATGGCAAGGCGCGCATCCTGATCACGAAGAAGAAGATCGGCGCGTGGGGGCTGAACTTCCAGCACTGCAACCACGTCGTCGATTTTCCGTCGCACTCGTTCGAGCAGCGCTACCAGGGCATCCGGCGCTGCTGGCGCTTCGGACAGATACGGCCGGTGACGGTCGATACCGTGACCACCGAAGGACAGCGCGGCATTGTCAGGAACCTGCAGCGCAAGGCCGATCAGGCTGACGAGATGTTCACGCGACTGGTCAAGCATATGAACCACGCGCTCGATATCGACCGTGCCGATCAACACACAACGGTCATGACGCTGCCGTCATGGCTGACCTGAATCCCAATCCGGAGCAACAATGAAAGTTCAAGATCAGACCATCGGCGAGAAGTTTGCGCTATTCAATGCCGACTGCATGGCGGTGATGCAGGGCTTGCCAGAGGCCTCGGTGCACCTGTCGATCTACAGCCCGCCATTCGCGTCGGCCGGCGTCGGTGGCCTCTACACCTACAGCTCCGACCCGCGCGACCTGTCGAACTGCGACAGCTACGAGGCCTTCTTCGAGCAGTACGGATTCCAGGTGCGCGAGCTCGCGCGCATCACGATGCCCGGGCGCATGTCCTGCGTGCACTGCATGGACATCCCGCGCAGCAACAGCGGAACCGACTCGTACATCGACTTCCCGGGCGACATCATCAAGCTGCACGAGGCCAATGGCTGGCACTTCACCGGGCGCCGGATGATCTGGAAGGAGCCGCTCGCGGTGCGCCTGCGCACGATGCAGAAGAACCTCGCGCACGCTTCTCTGGTGGCCGACTCGCTGGACTGCGGCGTCGCGGCCGGCGACCAGCTGCTGACCTTCCGCCGTCACGGCACGAACCCGATCCCGGTCGCGCATCCGCAGGGCATGCTCGAGTACGCGGGCGAGAAGCCGATGCCGAACGACATCCTGCCGTACCGCGGCTGGAAGGGCAAACAGACCGAGAACCGCTTCTCGCACTGGATCTGGCGCCAGTACGCCGACTGCATCTGGGACGACATCCGCATGCAGCGCGTGCTCCCCTACCGCGAGGCGCGCGACAGCGAGGACGAGAAGCACGTGCACCCATTGCAGCTCGACGTAATCGACCGTTGCGTGGAGTTGTTCAGCAACAAAGGAGAGACTGTGTTCTCGCCGTTCGCCGGTGTCGGCTCCGAGGTCTACAGCCCGGTGCTGTTGGGTCGCCGCGGGGTCGGGGCCGAGCTCAAAGCAAGCTACTACCGTCAGGCCGTCAAGAATGTGCTGATGGCTGCGGCCGGCCGGCGCGATACCGAGGAAAACGAGGAGATCAATTTTGGCGAAATTGAAGAGGTCTCGCCATGAGCTTCAAACGCGAGGCCTTCAAGGTCATCCGTTTAATCATCGAGGAGCCGAGGAGTCATACCGAGCTTCTGGCAATCACTGGCCAACACGACACGAGACTTCGGAGCACATTGCGTGCACTTCAGGCCGAGGGCTTGATCAGTCCGCGCGGCAATCGTTATGGCGATACTGGTCGACCCCAAACCCTGTTTGAGTGGCGAGGAGGCAACTTCGCATGAAGCAAGAGCTCAACCTGCCGGATCCGCTGGTGCCGGCTGAGGTGGACTTGACCGGCTTCACATTCATGCCGGTGCGCCTTCGAATCTTGACGAGTGACCTCTTCGTGAAATCGACCGGCGAAGAATTCAAGGCCGCCTTTGCGCTGTGGTGCCGCAGCTGGCATGAGCGTCCGGCGGCTTCCTTGCCGGACGATCCAGTCATGCTGGCATTCTTTGCGTGTGTAGACGCTGAGACGTGGGCACGCGTCTCTACACGTGCGCTGCATGGCTGGAGTAGACGTTCGGACGGCCGTCTACACCACGAAACCCTCGCACCGCTCGCGCTTGAGGCATGGGAAAAGCGCGATGAATTCCGCCAAGAGAAGGAAAATCGCGAGACGCGACAGAAGAGATGGCGAGACAAGCTAAAACGGCTGTCTGGTCTGTTACGGGATTTTGGAAAACAGCCGCCACGCGGCGCCAGTCTTGAGAAGTTGACCGAAATGTGTGCCGAATTCATACCTGGTTTTAGCGTCTCAAATGTAGATGGAGAAGGCGTCTACCGTGTAGACGGTGCTGAGATTGGTAAGACAGGTATAGGGAGAGGGACAGGTATAGAGACAGGTATAGGGAGAGGGACAGGTATAGGGATAGAGGGTGTGGGAGAAAGGGGAGGCGCTGAAAAGCCGACAAAGCCAGCCGCCAAAGCGCCGCGCAAGCGCGCCGCCCACACCACGGCTGATGCCGCCGACAAGGGCTCCAGGCTTTCGAAAGACTGGGTGCTGCCCCAGAGCTGGGGCCTGTGGGCGCTCGAGAAGTTTCCGCACTGGACGCCCGACCAGATTCGCAGCATCGCCGAGTCGTTTCGCGACCACTTCAGCGCATTGCCAGTTGGCCGTGACGCGCTGAAGAGCGACTGGCTGGCGACTTGGCGGAACTGGTGCAAGAGCGGGATCACGCAGCGCGATTACCCGCCACCGAAGAAGCTGAATGGCCATGGCGCGAAGCCCCATCAGGTCGTCGATGTCGCCGCGCGCAATGCCGAGCTCGCGAAGATGTTCCCGGATGCCGATTTCGGCGGCCAGGCTGGACTCCAACTCGAGGCAATCCACCATGCATGATCAGGACCTTCCGCAGTTCTCGAAGATGCTCGACCAGGTCTGTGCATTGCTGAGCCGTGGCGCATATGTGCCGAGCACGGGCAACACAGCAATGTGGTTTCGAGCCGTTAAGCGATTCGAGATCGATGACATTCGCCGCGCCTTCGATGCGCACGTCTCCGACCCTCAGCGCGGGCGCTTCGTGCCTGTGCCGGCCGACCTGATCGCGCAAATGCAACGCCGCGACGAAGACGACGGAAGGCCTGGTGCAGAAGAGGCCTGGGCGACTGCACTGCTCGCCGACGATGAAAATTCGACGCTGCGCTGGACGCGCGAGACTGCCGCTGCATGGGCCATCGCGCGGCCAGTGCTTCGACTTGGCGATGAGGTCGGCGCCCGCATGGCATTTCGCGAGTCCTACGCTCGGCTCGTCGCTGAAGCACGCGAGTATGGCGAGCCGGTGCGATGGGAAGAATCGATCGGGATGGACCTCGAGCAGCGCCATGCAGCGATCGGCTACGAAGCGCCCGACGTGTTGATGCTCGGATCGAACGCGCCGGCGTCTGTCGATGGTCGAAACCGTGCTCGCGAATTGCTGCTGCGCTTGCGCGACCGCATGACCTCGACCTCACATGAGATCGGCGCCGATGGCGTCGAGAAGCAACGCACGGCAGCGTTGAAAGCGCAAGCCGCTGAGCTCACGAAACGAAAACTCGAGGACCAACAATGAGCAGCTACACGAAGGCGCGCCAGCGCTACGAATCGCAGACCTCGGCTGGCGATGACGACGCAGATGCGCCGCCGATCGCGAAGTGCATGGCCAACGGCTGCCCGATGGCCGCGGGCCTGTCGCTGGGCGGCTCGCGGCGCGGCGCGCAGTGGTGCGCGTATCACCATGCCTGCCACACCGATGACTTGGCGCGCGTGACCTCGGTGCTGAACCAGCATGCGGCGCTGCGCGACATCATCAACGAAGGCCGACGATTCATCGGCCACGCGAACGTCGACGAAAGTGCAGTGCCAGGCGAGCACAAGCGCCTTGTCGAGCTCATGCGATTCGCAGCCTACGAACCACCGAAGGCTCACAACTTGGGCGCGTTCATCTTTGCGTGCGAGACGATGCTAGGCGGCTTCGTCGTCGAGGCCATGCGATCGATCAAGCGCGCCGCATGAAGCTCACGATTGGAGTCGATCCAGGGATTACTGGCGCGATCGCATTCATCGACGAATTCGACATCGTCGAGACCTTCGATCTGCCGACGATTGCACTTTCCGGCGGCGGCATGATCACGAGACGCATCGAGGGGAGCGCGCTGCATGCAATGGTCAAGCGCCGCGCCGCTGACGCTTCGCAAGTGCGCGTGTTCTGCGAAGAGGTCAACACCATGGGCGGACGGAACAACGCAGTGCAGACGCAAGGTGCGCTGGTCGGCTCATTGCGTGCAGTGCAGGCCGTGTTCGATGTGCTCGGCTATCCGTGCGTGCAAGTGCTGCCGCAGGCCTGGCAGGCGTTCTACGGCTTGCAAGGGAAGAACGTCGAGGAAAGGCAGCGCGGCGAACTGCCGGCCGCAATTCGCATGGCTGTTCGGCTCTTCCCGGACTGCGGCTTCGTGAAGGTCAAGGATCACAACAAGGCCGAAAGCCTGCTCATCGCGCATTGGGGAAGGCGGCACTTCCCATGAGCGGTCCGAACAAGCGCCCAACATACCGAGCCGATTCGCTGCGCGGTCGCGTCGCGAAGTTCTTCCTCGACAACCCGGACGAAGAGCTCACCTACGATCTCGGCTGCATCAAGTTCTCGTGTTCGCGCTCATCGCTCGAGCACGTGGTCTTCGTGCTTCGCGAAGAGCGGATCATCGAGACAGTGCATGTCATCCGCAATCGTTCGAAAGGCATTGCGCGATGAGGCAATGCAAGGCCTGCGATGAAGCCGAAGAGGCACCTCGGCTCGACCTCTTTCGCATCGGTTGCGTGAGCTGCATGGGACGCGCTTTCGCGATGTCGTGCGTGACCGATGAAGCCTTCGCATTGAAGGCTGCCGACTACCGCGCAGCGATCGACAGGCTGTTCTCGGTCGATGCGAAAGACGGCGAACGATGGGTCGCGCATTGGCGATCGCGCGAAGCCATCGTCGCGGCGCGCCAGAAGACGGCCTGAAATCCGCGCTTGCGTTCCGTTTTCGGATGTGGCTAGAATCCGCCCAAAACCCGCATCGGAGGCCCGCCATGTTCCGCGACTGGCTTCTCGCCCCGGTCATCAGCCTTCTTCGGAGCATCCGCATGGACAACGCCGCACTCTCGACCGCACTCGATGGCGTCTCGACGCAGCTCGGCGCCGTCGGCGATCAGCTCACGAAGGCCATGGGCGAAATCCAGGCGGAGATCGTGAATGGCTTCCAGACGACGCCGGCCGTCGACGCCGCGCTGGCCAAGCTCCAGACGCTTGCAGCCACGCTGGCGACCGCCTCGCAAGCCCTCGACGACCTGAATCCCGACGCGCCGCCCACCGGTGGCACCGGGACCACGACCTAAGGTCTCCCCCGCGGAAGGGGAACGCGGTTCTGCGTTTCGGTGGCACCAATCGCAGAGATCGAGACACGCAGGCGGCCTTCGTGACATCCCCGGCGCCGAGTGGCAGAACCCCAGCAGCAGTGATCCTGGTGTAGTCCGATGGGGTTCAAATGACCGATGCAGTTCACGTTCTCGGCGACCTCCAGGCGCTCGACATTCCGCCTGGATCCACGCTGGTTCTGATGATCGATCGCCAAGTGTCGATGGAGGAATCCAAGCTCATGTGCACCGTGATCGAAAGGGCCTGTCCTGGTCATCCGGTGCTAGTGCTCGATGGTGGCGTGAAGGTCGGCGCCATCAGCACGCCAGATCCAGACCGCCTCGAGCGCATCGAGCACGGCCTGCAGATGGTCGCATCGCAGCTGCTGAACCTGGTCAATGCATTGAGCGATGACCCAGAGGAAGAGTCCGAACAAGCGCGCGACCTCGATGGCACCGTGCATGGAGGCGAGCGCAAGCAGGACGTCTCGCTCGACGATGGCTGATGCCCGGCGCAAGCTGGCTACCCTGGCGCCACGGGTGAGCATGGCAAGCGGCAACGTCAATGTCGCCGGTTCGTATGGGTGGACAGACGATAGGCGCATGAGCTCCGCCGCACGTGGCTATGGTGCTTCATGGCGCAAGCGCCGCCTCCTCATCCTCGAGCGCGATCAGTACCTGTGCCAATGCGATCAATGCAGAGGTGGCAAGCTCAGGGTGCGTGAGGCGCACCAGGTGGATCACATCGTCAGCAAGGCCGAATGGCAGATCCTGCGTGGCACGCTGGATGGCGTCGACCATGAGGGCAACCTGCAGGCTATCAATGACGACTGCCACGCACGCAAGACCGAAGAGGACAGGCGACGCGTCTATGCGCGCGTCGACGGCGCCTGAGGCCGCCCTATGGACGGCCTCCAGGTATCGGCGTAGTCGTGGGCGAGCTGGCGACCTACCGGGGGGGGATATCGCCCTAGAATCGGGCATTTCCTAGTGAC